CTCTGCCTGCGAGTCCGCCGAGCGCGAACGCGTCCGCTCGATCTTCGCGGCCCGCAAGCAGTATGACGCCGGCGACCTCGCGCAGGAGGCCGTCGAGAAGGGCCACTCCCTCGAACAGTTCCGCACCGCCCTGGTCGATCACCTCGACAAGCGGAACAAGCAGGTCGCCGAAGGCACCAAGCCGATCGGCCTGAGCGAGAAGGAGGCCCGCGGGTTCTCCATGATCAAGCTCTTCCGCGCCCTGTGCGCGGAGCCCGAGCAGCGTGCCAAGTTCGACAAGGAGGCCGCCTTCGAGCTGGAAGCCTGCCGCACCGCCGCCGATCAGATGACCCATCGCAGCGCGAAGGGCACCGTGATCCCGGTGGACGTCCTGCTCCAGCCGCTCAAGGGCCAGCGTGCGGACACCATCGTCGGCGCGAAGACCGCCTCCGGCTACACCAACGCCGGCACGAACAGCATCGAGACCATCCTGCTGACCAGCTCGTTCATCGACCTGCTCCGCAAGCGCTCGGCGCTGATGGGCCTCGGCACCGAACTCAACGGCCTGGTCGGGAACATCGACATCCCGAAACAGGCGACCGGCCCGGCCGCGAGCTGGATCGGTGAGGACGAGGCCGCGGAATCGACCGGCATCACGTTCGGCCTGGTGAGCCTGCGCCCGAAGACGCTCTCCGCTCGCGGCGAGCTGACCCGGAAGCTGCTCATGCAGAACTCGCTCGGCGTTGAGGCTCTCTTCCGCCGCGACCTGGCCACCGTGATGGCCCTCGAGATCGACCGCGCCGGCCTCTACGGCACGAACGCGAACAACCAGCCGAAAGGCCTCAGCCTTCAGTCCGGCATCAACGCCGACATGTGGGCGACCGACGACGCTCCGACCTTCGCGGAGCTGGTCAAGATGGAGACCGAAATCGCGGCCGACGACGCGGATGTGGAGAACATGATCTACATCTTCAACGCCCGGATGCGCGGTCACTTCAAGACCACCCCGAAGTTCTCCAGCGGCACCGCCGATCAGGGGCTCATCTGGGAACCCGGCAACACCGTGAACGGCTACGCGACCCGCGTGTCGAACCAGGTGACCACCGGGGACGTGTTCTTTGGCAACTGGGCCGACATGCTGATCGGCATGTGGGGCGGGCTCGACGTCACCGTCGATCCCTACACCCACTCCGACAAGGGCCGGATCCGCATCACCCAGTTCCAGGACGTCGACTTCGCGATCCGTCGCGCCGAGTCGTTCTCCTGGTTCAAGACGAACCCGGCGTAAGCCGTCGGGCCGAGTGATTCACGAGGGGCGGGTGGGAAACTGCCCGCCCCTTTTTCCGCAACCTGAACCGACTCCCGAAAATGAAGATCAAGACCCTGCGAAACATGGCGTTCGACGGCGTGTTCGCGCCGATCGGCACCGTCCTGGAAGTCCCGAAGACGTTCGGGCAGGCGACCGTCAACCAAGGCCGGGCCGTTGCCGTGCCGGACGAAACCGAGGCCTCGCTCATGAGCGAAGACGGCCGCAAGTTTCTGGTGGGCGAGCAACCCGCCGCCGAAGCCGAGCCGACCGAAACCGAGTCCGCCACCAAGCGCGGAGGCCGGAAGCCGAAGCCGGCAGCTGCCGCCGAAGCCGAGCCCGGACAGCACGCCGCCGATCCCTTCGACTGAACCCGACGATGATCGACGACCCTCTCGACATCTTTCTCGCCGACTTCGCCGAGGACGAGGCTCTCGTTTTCGCGTGGACTGGCGGGAGCAAGAGCTGCCGGGGGATCTTCGACAATGGGTTCGTTGACGCTCAGATTGGCGAGATCAGCCTGTCCACCACCCAGCCGCGTCTGACGTGCAAAGCGTCGGACGTGGTCGGGATCGTCCCTCGCGAGGCGACCGTCGTCGTGAAGGGGCAGACCTATTCCGTGACCGAGATCCAGCCGGACGGCACCGGCTTTGCAACCGTGACCCTTGCTCATGAGCCTTGAGGGAAACCGCTTCGAGCCCGCCGCGGCGACCAACCTGCTCGCGCTGTTCGCGTTCCAGGATTGGGCGAAGATCCGCGAGCTTCTCGGCGTCCTGCAGAAGGACATGAAAGCCGCGCTCCGCACCGCGACGCGCCAGGCCGGCCAGTGGGCGAACCGCGAAGGCGCCCGACGCCTGGCCAAGGAGGCGAACGTCCCGCTGCGGAACCTCCGGCGGGGCCTCCGGCTCAAGTTCCAGTATCAATCCGTCAAGGGCTTCGCCACCGCCCGTCTCTGGTATGGCCTGAACCCGATCGCGCTGAAATACCTCGGCGCTCGCGAGACGGCGAAGGGCGTGCGCGTGACCGGAGAGAAAACCATCAAGGGCGCGTTCATCGTCCCGACGCTCGGCGAGAACGTGTTTAAACGGGTAGGCAAGGAGCGGCTGCCGATCAAGAGGCAGGAGCGCCCGATCGCCGAAAAGGGCACGGCCTTCCTCGTGCAGTTCGAGAAGGAAGTGACCGAGAAGTTCGTCGAGTTCTTCTTCCTCGCCCTCGACAAAGCGGCCGGCCGTGACGCCGGAGAATCTCAAGCCATTGCCGGCGGCGTCCGGATCGCCCGATGAACTCGCCCGTCAACATCGCCACCCTCCACGCGTCGATCAAAACGGCGCTGACCGCCGGCTTCGCCGGGACGACGGTCGATTACTACAGTCGCCCGGGCGAACGCGTTCCCGTGCCGGCGATCTACATCGAGCTCGAGGAAGTGACGGCCGACGATCCCGACGACATCGGGACCGAACAGCTCGCCGTGCGGCTGAAGTTCAACGGCTATGTCGTGAACTCCTACAAGGCCGGCAACAAGCTCGGGATCCGCACCGCGGCGGTCGCCCTGATGCAGTTCATCCGCGGGAAGAGGTGGGGCCAGCCCGTCGGGGCCGCGAACGTCATTGGAGCCTTCCCGGACGTGATGGAAGGCCAGCCGGACGACTACGAGGTCATGCGCGTCGAGTGGGAACACGAGGCGTTGCTCGGCACCGACATCTGGCCCGGTGGCATCGTCCCGACCGAAGTCTGGCTCGGCATCAGCCCGCTGATCGGGCCCGACAACCTCGAACACTACGTGCTGCTCGACACCGAGCGCGACCTTCCTTCCGACCTATGAGCGCCGAAGTCGCCGAACTCCAGCGTCGCCTGGCGAACCTGTTCCGGATCGGAAAGGTCGCCGAGATCGACCGTACTCAGGGGCGGGTCAAGGTGCAGTTCGGCGACGTCAAAACGCCGTGGCTTCCGTGGCAGACCTCCCGCGCCGGATCGGTCAAGAGCTGGTCCCCGCCCGCGATCGGCGAGCAGGTTTGTGTCGTTTCGCCGATGGGCGAACTCGGCGCCGGGTTCGTCATGGGTGGAGCGATCAACTACACCGACCGGCCGGCACCGGACAACCGGGAGAACGTCGAGCGGATCGACCTCCCGAGCGGTGGCGCCTACGAGATCAACGTCGGCGGCACGAAGATCCTGGCCGACAACGGCAAGGTGCAGCTCATCGTGGGCGGCACGACCATGCAGCTCTCCGGCGGGAAGATCACCCTCAACGGCGACATCGAAGTGACCGGCGACGTGAAGGCCGGCTCGATCTCGCTGAAGACGCACGTCCACGGTGGCGTGATGCCCGGCGGATCTACAACCTCGACGCCCGTATGAAACCGTTCCCCGATCCCCTCGTGTTCCGGCATGCCGGCACGCACAACGGCTCGATGATCCTCCAGCTCGAGGAACGGTTCCGGTATCTATCTACCGAGCACGGCGAGATCGAGGTGCCGGCCGGTTTCCTGTCCGACGGCGCGAGCGTGCCGCGGGTTTTCTGGACCATCCTCAGCCCGTTCGGCGACTATTTCGGCGCGGCCCTGATCCACGATTTTCTCTACAGCCCGCACAATCTGCGCTTTTCCCGCGGGGCCTGCGACCTGATTTTCCTCACCGCGATGAAGGACGCCGGCGTGCCGTTCGTCCGTCGCCGGGTGATCTACCGAGCCGTTCGCCTCGGCGGCTGGGCATCGTTCAAAGGCAATCCACCCGACTGATCCCATGAGCTACACCAAGCGCACCCTCGAAAACCTTTCCGGCCTCAACCGGAAGTTCCGCGTGAAGGCTGAGGCGTTCCTCGCCGCCGCGCAGCCGATCCTCACGAAGCACGGCGTGACCGCGGAGGTGATCTCCGGCCTGCGGTCGTGGCAGCAGCAGGCCGCGCTTTACGCGCAAGGCCGGACGAAGCCGGGCCGGATCGTGACCAAGGCCCGGCCGGGCTCGTCCTGGCACAACTACGGGCTCGCGATCGACCTCGGGCTGTTTGCCGGCGGGAAGTATCTCGACGAGGCCGCGCCGACCCGGGCCGCGAAGATCTACCAGGAACTCGGGGCGCTCGCGGCGTCGATGGGGATCGAGTGGGCGGGCACGTGGAAGTCGTTCCCCGAGGGGCCGCACTTCCAATGGACGGCCGGCATGACGCTCGCGCAGCTACGCGAGAAAATGCCGGCGGTCGGATACGACGTGCAAAAGCTCGTCTGATTTTCCTCGACAACCTGCTCGCCCGTGGCACCGTGGGCGCGTCATCTGGTTGGTGACGCAGCCCGCCCCTTACGCCGTGACGGCCTCGGCCTAGCGATGGGGGCGGGCACCAAGCTTTCAGCCGGCAGCCCGGCATCCAGACGTTCGCCTCCGTTCCCTGTCGCCTCGCGGCATGACGGCGATAAGCTACCCAACAACGGACAGGGAGCTTCCCAACTGGCCACGGGTCGAGTGAGCAAGTCCTACGATGCTCAAGCAGGTCAGATACTCGATAGGTGACAGCCCGGAAAAGACGGGCACCACATAGTAGGGTGGAGCAGTTGGTAGCTCGCTGGGCTCATAACCCGGAGGTCATCGGTTCGAGTCCGATCCCTGCAACGGTTTTCCGGCATGCATCTAGGGGTGTTCCTTGAGACCGCCGCTCCTCACGGGGCGGCGGTTTTTCCTTGCCTGCGCGAGAGGATCGGGCAACGTCGAGTCCCGATTGAAAATAATCGACCGATGAAATTGAAGTAACCAACCACCACCATGATCCTGATCCTGTTCTCAATCATCCTCTGTTTCATGGCCTATTTCGTGGCCGTGAAGGTCATCGAAAGCGAAGCCCGTTTCAAGACCAGCGACCCGCCCGGCCATCGGAAATTGAACCAGCGGCAAATCCGTGTCCGCGCTCGCCGCGCTCACGCCGCCGGTTCCCGCTTCGCGTTCGCCTGATCGCCTGCCCCTCCACCCCACCCCGCCCCGCCTCGTGCGCGGCGGGGTTTTTCATGCTCCGGCGGGGCCTGATCGACAAAACCGCGCAAGACCACCGGAGACGCTCGCCGGATAGTCCCGCAATGCGAGGAACCGACGCGACCACCGGCAAACCGTTGGAGGGCATTGCCCATCTGCGGCAGTCGATCCGCGACATCCTCACCACGCCGCTCGGCTCCCGCGTGATGCGGCGGACCTACGGGAGCCGCCTGTTCGACCTGGTCGACAACCCGCTGAACGCTCAGACGCTCGTCGAGATCTTCGCCGCCACGGCCGAGGCGCTCCTCCGGTGGGAACCTCGGCTTCGCGTCCAGCGCGTGCAGGCCCGAACCCTGTCCGTCGGCAAGATCGAGGTCGATCTCGAAGCGATCTACGTCCCAACCGGGCAGCCTGTTTTCCTCGACGGCATCGTTGTCTCATGAGCGTTTACACTCCCATCGACCTTTCCACCCTGCCGGCTCCCGACGTTGTCGAGGCGCTGTCGTTCGAGAGCATCTTCGCCGCGATGCTCTCCGACCTGCGGACCCGCGACGCGACGTTCGACGCGCTGGTCGAGTCCGATCCGGCTTACAAGATCCTCGAGGTCGCGGCTTACCGTGAACTGCTCATCCGGCAACGCGTCAATGATGCCGCTCGCGCCGTGATGCTGGCCTATTCTGGCGGTGCCGACCTCGAAAACCTCGGGGCGCTGTTCGGCGTGACCCGAAAGACGATCACGCCGGCGAACCCGAACAGCGTGCCACCGACGGCCGCGGTGATGGAGTCCGACTCCTCGCTCCGCTACCGGATCCAGCTCGCGCTCGAAGGGCTCTCGACGGCCGGCCCGGTCGGGGCCTACCAGTTCCACGCCCTGAGCGTCGAAGGCGTCAAGGACGCCGCGGTCGCCGGCCCGCCGGACACCGACCCGGGAGTCGTGCGCGTGACGCTGCTCGGGACCGAAGGCGACGGCGCGGTCGATTCCAGCGTGATCGCCGAGGTCGAGGCCGTGCTGAACGACGAGGACGTCCGGCCGCTGACCGACAC